CCCGCACGTACTTGGTTAGATCAACAACATCCCTTTTTTCCTTTTCCGGCGCAAGAATTTCCTCGGGTACAAGCACGCCACCATCAACAACCTTAAAGCCGACAAGTTCTGGCTCTGCTGGAGGATCCTCCCTCAACATGCGCCCTTTGGTGCGCACAAAAGACCCAATCAAATCTCTTAACTCGCGTTTCTCCATTTTCTCAACTCCTTTTTTTCTTTCCGTATTGTCGGGCTCCTTGGCCTTGAGTTCATCTAGCTCGCCCTCAAGCTCGGCGATGTCACTCTCCAACTTGCTTTTTTTCTCAGCGATTGCGGCCTTTTCTTCCTCGATTTCGGTTACACTTTCCTCGATGGCGTCAACCTCTTCCTCGGTTTCTGCCTGTTCGACAGCCTCCGCCAGTTCCGCCTCGCGGGTGGCGAGTTTTCGCTCGTCTTCCAAAAGTGCGTTCAGACTATCGCGCAAGCCCTTAATCTTCTTACTCAACATCAATTGTTTAAGCATTTTTCAACCTCTCTTTCAATTTACTCTTACGGGCGTCGAGCATCCGCCTTTGGTGTTCTTCAACCTCCGCCTTACGGGCCTGGATGCCCGTTTGTTCATAGGCCGGGAACGTACAAGGGGATACCTCCCAAAGTTTTACTTTGTTTACCGTCCACTTGACAGTTCCGTCCTCACGCCATTCGGTAGTTTCGTCCAGTACATTAAAACCAAAACTGCACTGGTCAACGTCACCCCTTGAAACGCGCTCATAAAGGTTCATGGCGTCTGTATCGTTTGGGTTAATCTTGATGCGCCCCCACAAGCCGTAGGTGTCCGCTTTCAGCTCAAGCGTTCCAGCTTTGGTTCTGCCTAACACCAAAGTTGTGTCATGGTTAATCAAGGCCCTGACATCATCACTTAAAGTCTCATCAAAGGCGGTGGGCGCAATGACTTCGATGGCCCCTGGCCATAGCTCTGTTTCTTGATTAAACACAACAAAATAGCCCTCGATGTACTTTTCGGGGCTATCCTCTACCGCTCTGGTTTTTAACTCCGTTTGTAGGCTCCTTATTTGCTTGTTGCCCCTCAATCCTCGTCACCACCTTTTAGCTTACCTTGTTTTCCTATGTCCTCTAGCTTGATAAAGTTCTCAAGCAAGACAAGTTCAGATAAACCTTCCTTCGGCGATAGCCCGATCCAATCCCTTACTTCGTTCCCAGTCATAACGCCGCGTACATACATGCCTGAGCCAACGTCTGCCAGCTCTTTAAGGTCGTAGGCATATAAGCTACGTGGGTTAAACTTGAAATAGAGATCAGGACTGTAAAGCAATTTCCGCGTAAGTTCTTGTTCCATGCCCTTTGCGATAGGCAAAATCGTCGTGTTAATGAAGTTGTTGTATTCGTTTTTGTCATACTTTCCAACACCAAGAAAAAACGCCGGTACGCCAAAGATGCCCGCCACAGTCCTCTTGTCAATTTCAACTGCCTCGTTAATCGCCAGGTCTTGTAAGGTCAAAGGTTTCACTTGGTCAATTTCCAAAAGCTCTGCGGGTATAATCCAGGGCCGTCCGGCCTCGGCAGATTCTAGGTACTTTTGGTAAACGCCTTCGCGCCCCTCATCACTTGCAAGCTCTGCGGTCAAGGAATCAACTTTAACAATCAAGCTGGGCATATATTTGCCACTCATGAAACTCCTTTTCGTGGCTGTGGCCTGTTTCAAATTGCGGGTGATGTCCCGCAAAGCAACCCTGTACCCCGTGCCTTTGTATGGTTCATTGGGGTCGGGGTTAATCAAAAAGTGCAACACCTCGTCATGGCTATAGGTTTTTTTGCCGTATTTGACTTCATAGCCAGTTCCAGTCGCCTCGATTCCCACTTGCGATGGCGCCAAGGGGATTAACTCCTCGATCAAACCGTCGTTTGTTTTGGGATATACAACACAATTGCCATCACCATCCAAGAGCATGGTATAAACGATGTGGTAAACCCAAGCTTTTCTCGTCATTAGTGAGTAAGGGTTAATGTCAATTTTCCTTGACAATTCGTTCCGCACCCGAATGTCACCATCTTCGGTGTTTTTCATAAGGTGGATTGTCATGGAGGAGATCAGATCGGCAATTTTGTGAGCAGCCATCTTAACTTCAGGGTTATCACTTAGCCTGCGGTAGCCTGGCACACTCAAATCATCCAGTAGCTCCCCGTGGGTTAATAGCCATCTGATTGCCTGCTCTTTTGGCGTAGACGGGTCAGCCCTCGTCCTGCCTATGTTTCTAACTCGTTCAAGTAGTTTCAACTACTCACCACCTCCCTTGAGCCACCTTTTGGCCGTTCCTGCCTTGCTCAAGTTTTTCAGCATCTGCATGCAAGCAAAAACAGAGGCATCGAACAGGTCGATCCTCTGCGTGGGCAGGATCTTTTCGTACTTAATTGCGTCATCCACCTGCTCAATGGCGTGGACGTTCTGAACGCAATACTCGTAGG